GTGTCTGGTGGCAAAACAATGATTGGTATTGAAGACGAAGCGGTTACATCTATTAACAAGCTATCAATTGCTTTAGCTACATTTCCAACTGATAAGTTAACAGGATTTGCATCAAACTTCTCTAATACAACAAGTGCAAATATAGCATCAATAAATAAGTTATCTGAGTTGTCTGAAACCGCATCCGTGTCTGGTGGCAAAACAATGATTGGTATTGAAGACGAAGCGGTTACATCTATTAACAAGCTATCAATTGCTTTAGCTACATTTCCAACTGATAAGTTAACAGGATTTGCATCAAACTTCTCTAATATAACAAGTGCAAATATAGCATCAATAAATAAGTTATCTGAGTTGTTTGAAACCGCATCCGTGTCTGGTGGCAAAACAATGATTGGTATTGAAGACGAAGCGGTTACATCTATTAACAAGCTATCCGACCTAAAAGGTGAACGGGATGAACTAAAACAAGCAATTAGAGATGGAAATGATCGATTGGTTAATGGAATTGAAAATTTGACCAATCTATTGATTAATGGTGGAATAGCTGTTAACCTTGATGGACAACGTGTATCTAGACAATTATCAACAACCGCATACAGATCTGGTGGATTTGGTCAATCAACATCTAGAGCTTAATACTATTTATAAACAATGGCAAATAGTCAAACATATATAGAAGGACTTGGAGGTGCCTCTCAAATTACCACATTATCCCAAGTTCAAGGTGCTGGTTTAAAATTACCAGTACCAACTGCCGATTTTATTAACATAAGATCTCCTGGTAAGATAGAACGATTGTTTACAGCTCAAGGTAACTCCAATGTTTTATATACAACAAATAAACCGCCGGATTTATATTTAAAAGGGCCATTAGCAACGGCTAATTTTGAATATCGCTCAATTGAACAAGGTCAACGAAACAAATTGACCACCCCGTTTAAAGCTTCTCGTCGTGATGCTCGCAGAATTACAAAATTTTTAGGAAGCTCGGCTGGCACAAAATTTATATTAAAACAGCTGGTTCTGCAAGGATTTCAACCACATGATGAAACCAAAGTTTACAACCCAGCTTCTCCAATTATTGCAGCTTTAAGATTGGCGTCGTTTGCAACGCTGGACAGACCAACACGGCACTTGGACACAAGCAATATTGTTGGCGGACTATTAGGTGGTACTGGATTGGGTAGTATCGTTAATACGATTGGCCGACTAGCCGGTAAAGGGCCTCCTGTTCCAGCTCCACCTAGAAGTAGCGTTGCTAGTGGAGCTAGTTCAGGTTTTGGATTGGCAACATTCACATCAATGCTTGGTGGAGCTGATAAATCGGATAAGGTGGTATCTCCACTTGCCAGACCAGATGTTAGAGACTTATTACGAGGACAAACTGCAACAAATGCATACAACTCTACAAGATACAGTAAATTGGTTGGCGGTGGTGGCGGATCATTTTTTGGAAGACTACTAAGCGGGGTTGGAAAATTTTTGCAAAATAATACATTGATTGGTGGAATCATACCACCAAAACAACCGTGGGCCGCAAACTATCGTGCCGATGAAGAAACATATGATCTTTATCTAAACGCTGGAAAACTTTTTAATCCGGATCAAACCGGAATTGGGGGTGGGGGAATATTAAGCGGAATTTTAAAAGCTGTAGGATTTGGTAAAAAGGCAGATTATTCTCAAGCTGTACGACAAAGATTTTATAACAAGTCTAAAAATTCTCCAAACTTTAACAGAAGCATCGTTGTTTCTAGAATAAATAGAAGTGTTTCGACGGTTGAATCCACAGATGAAACCGCATATAAATCCATAGACCAAGGTTCCCAAATTCTACCATACCAAGTGGCAACAACCCGAAAAGTAAGCGGCAGAGATTCTGGTCTCAAGTATACAGACTTAATAAATGTAAAGAATAACGGTAATTTAGAACAGAGCGATCAGCTTTTAAACTATAAAGTTTTGACGACGCAATCCAAAAATTTTAGCGACACATTTTCAGATCCTCAAAGTCAGACTGCAAAAGATATTGCAGAAAATTATTCTAAAGCGATTATCAATATACTTGGTCAAAATAATCAAAATTATAAACCAGCTAGTCAGTTTGGTCGGGTAGACGATATATTACCACAACAATTTCATTCAATAAATATTGCTAGCAAAGAATTTTATACAGACGCAAGTATAGGATTCGATAAAATGGCTAATAGAAAGTATTTAAACCGATTTGAAAATAGTTTTCGTCAACCAACAATAACCGGTAGATCTAATTCAGAACGATTTATCGAACCAACGAATGGTGTAGATTACGTTAACAGTCTTGACGTCTTAAAAAAAGAACAATTCGAAGAATTGTATAAAAACCAAGGTAACGGATTCGGGCCAGATATTGTAAGTTTTTATTTTTATGATATTGTAAATCAAAAATACATACCATTCGCAGCAACTGTAAAGGGAATACAAGATTCAAATTCCGCTGAATGGGAAACTGTTGAATATCTTGGAAGACCAGACAAACAGTATTACTATAAAGGATTTACAAGAGAAGTTTCATTTAACTTCACAGTAAACGCACATAGTATTAAAGAACTAATGCCTATGTGGCAACGAATTAACTATTTGGTTGGTTTAACCAGACCAGCAAATTACACGGAACAAGCTAATGGTGGGTTTATGATACCACCTATGGTGCAGCTAACGCTTGGAGATTTTTATAAAAATCATTTTGTTGTAATAAGATCGTGCAACATCACAATACCTGAAGATGCATCTTGGGAAACACTTCCCGAAAAGTGGTATTTGAAATACAATTGGCACTGGGGCCCTAACAGATCTGCGGGCGGCTTGGGAGCATTCGAATGGCAAAATTCATTTGGCAAGTACGCTCAATTTCCTAGAACGGTTGAAATTAATATGAATATGTCTATACTAGAAAAAGATAGACCAAAAGTCGGAAGAGCTATTTGGGGAGATGCGATTGTATCGAATGAAAACGGCGCTGATATATACGGCACATATAATAAAAACACTGGTGATATTACGTTTAACCTTGAAGATAATTTCTCAACACATGTTCGATACGACACCGATATAGCAGCATTTGCCGATGAGATAGAAAAAATTGAGAGAAGAGCAGCTGAAGCTCGAGCGGTCGCCTTGGCCAAGTCGCCAACTATTGTATCCGATCTAGCAGCGCTTGACGGTGCCGATGAGCCACTTATAACTTTTTGAGTACATAGAAATAATTTGAAAATAAAAATCCATGAGATACCAATTCACACCAATTGAAAAAAGATTTGATGGAAAAAATGTATATAAAACTACATATTATCCCGTCATACCTGAATCAGCGAATGATTTTTACATAACTGTAAGTGAAGCTGATTATTTAGATTCACTCGCAAAAAAATATTACGGTGACGAAAGTTTATGGTGGATAATAGCAAATGCAAACAATTTGCCCGGATACAAATTGTCAATCCAAACAGACAAACAAATAAGAATTCCAGCAAATGTCAGTCAAATACTGAATCAGTTAAAAAATTTAAATTAATGTTATGGCAAAACTACCAGAGATAAGCGATACAGCGCCATTGTGGTGGGAAATACAAAACATCCCCACCGAGTTGGTTAGAGAATTGAGAAGAAGAAATAATACCAACAATGTTGGTATGAACATACCCAATCCATTTACAAAAACTACCTTTGATTTTGAAAACACATACGATCAATATAAAGGACCAATGACTCCATGGGTTCGTGTGTTTTCCAACAGTACTGGTAAATCGTTGAATATATTGGTTCCTGGAAGCGAATATTTGGATAAAAATAAAACGCAAACCGATTACGATGGATTTATACTTAAAGGTGGAGATGGATTTTATGATGCGTTTGGATATCAACAAAATAAACCATTGTCGGACGCTAGAGCTATAATTGGATACGAAGCCAACGGAAAACCACACTATATAGACAACGCATATCGAAGTCAATATAATTATTCAACTAAACGTACTACATTATATCCACAAAACAATCAAACGCCGCCGTTAGTGCCGGCGCCTGCAATAACCAGTATTAATGTTCGTCAGTCTAAAGAGTATATAACTTTTTCCAGTTTCAAATTCAAATGTTTTGGATTAGCACAACTTGAATATCTCACGCCGTTCTTTTTGACAACGGGTATAAATGTGTTCATAGAATTCGGTTGGAATCTTTTTAACCAGAAATCGTTGCTCGATCTATCAAATATACAAGAATGTTGGGACATAGTATCTAAACCGCAGACAGCTATAGATCGTGCCATTGCATCAAATGGAAATTATGGATGTGTGACGGGTATTATAACAAAATATTCGTTCACTAGCACAGATGGATTTGTATATGAGTGTAATGTAGAAACTACTTCTAGACAGGGATTATATGCGGGGATGAGAACCGACAATAATGCAAAAATATCTAATACAAAAAATGATGGCACAACATTTAATCAAGAGTTCTTAGATTTAAAAACATTTATAAAATTATATTTGCCGACCATAAATGAGGTGTTAACATATTATTCGAGCTCTAACTTTTTAAATTACGTAACACAAAAGATCGAAGCCGAAAAAACGTCGAACGAAAGCAAACAAGATAATGATACTAAAGCTAATGTAGAACAAACTGAACAAGATAAAACAAAAAATAATCTAATACAATCGTTGATCCAAAAAAAAGAATCAGGAAACAAATTATTTTACAACGGAAAACCAGAGGATAGGGTATTCATGGGAAGACTTGAAAACATTTATCAAGGATTGAAAAAAAGACCAACAGCACCAGAATCGCCAATTATTGATTATGGCACCGTTCATCCAGATAAGTTGGAAACTGGATACAATCAAGTATCGTGTGATGATGATAAAACCGATTTTGATTCGAAGGACGGATCTGATGAAGTTTGGTTACAATTGGATTTTGTATTTGAAATAATAAATCTGTTTATGTCAAACAGATATACAAACCTATACAAAATTGATATATCAGATGTAATTATTAATGCACATCCAAATTTAATTTCGTGTGATAAAGATGTGTTAATTCCAAATCCGGTCTCTCCAAAAGTAAACATTGGTACACTAAAGTCCCCAAAAGGAACTGGCGGAGGTTTTTTGAAAAAATCCGATGCACTACCATTACAGAGGATAAATATGTATGCAGTCAAAGTAGACGAGAAAACTGGAGAAGTTAGCGAGACTCGCCGCTTTTTTGATTTAAATTTTTGGCGTAAGCAAGAGACTGGTAACATGTTTCAAAATCAACAAGCCGACATCACGGTTGAGACAAACAAAGAGCTACAATCTAAAATAAATAAAAAATCGTTGGATTATCCTAATTTAACCACCGATCAAAGTTATTATTTAGCGTGTGAAGCTGCTAGAAATACTTTTAAAACTAGAGGAAGAGTACGAGATGATCTGGACAAAATTGTTAATTGGATATATTACAATAAAGTAAAAGGATCACATGAAGATAAATCTGCGTCATTTCCATTTGCAACTGACATAACCGTTGAACGAGTAAACAAAAATGGGAAAACTGAGAAGGTTACTTATAAACGATATTATTATGGATATTTAAAACACTTGTATATAAGTAAAACCAAGTTGATTAACATTGCTGAATCCTCCGACACAAAAAATTACAAACAATTTGTAAACGCAATATTGAATGTAATAAATGAATCGGTTGATGATTTTTGGAAATTTGAAATACAAGAGGGTCAGGATAAAAATGGAAATTCTGTTGTATCTGTTGTTGATAAAAACACTATAAATTTTGAAGCGCTTCGTGAAATATACATGTTTGAGGTTGGTAGAACAAATAATGTTGTAAAATCCTTAGAGTTTGATGTAAGCCTTACAAATGAACAAGCTGTAAATACATTGTTTAGCGGACAGACTGTAACAGAAACATCTACTGCCAAAATAAAGTCTGCCGCAACCATTGATCAACTAAACGCAACAATTAATACTATAAATAATGTTCCGTTTATAAAATTTAATGATAGACTCGACAGATTTCAACTTGGATTATTAGCAAATGAACAAAGTGGGTCTATAGCAGCATCCACTGTGCCTGGCACCACATCTGGAATATCTAATGAAAATAACGACATAGCCGATTTACAAAAATACGGAGACAAATCCAAGAGTGGAGTATTGTGTATAACTGTCAAAAATCTAAATCCAAATTACTCCGATAGTATGGAAAACATTCAAGACGATCAAAAAAATAAAAAAAACTATAAGTTTTTGTGTCTGCCGCCAAGCATGAAAACTAGATTGAGACAAATGTTGGATGATCGAGACTATACAAATAATGCTGCAAAATATAGTGGTGTTGCTGATAATTTTACAGTAACACTGCGATTTGACGGATTATTTGCATTGAGAAATCTTCAATGTTTTGCAATAAGCAATTTGCCTAAACCATATGTTCCTGGAAATATAGTTTTTCAGGTACTTGAAGCAGAACATACAGTTGATGCCGGCAAATGGGAAACTGTGGTTACCGCATTAGTAAGATGTGTGGGAACATCCAACATAAAATATGTAATAGTATGATGCCAAATATACCAGATACTCCATATAGCGTAAAATCTAAGTTGGGATTGCAATCGTACAACTTTGTACAACCATCGACATATATTCCAACAATTAATCAAAATGATTATGAAAACGGTTATATTACAAGATATTTTATAGGTAAGATCAATTATTTTCAAGTAATAGAAACCCACGCGAAAGATTATAATATTGCGAATCCAGCTTATTTTGCTAAATCAAAAATAAAATGGAAAATAACAGGGCCCGAGTTTAATGTGTACAACAAAAAATTACTGGAAACCACAGGAGTTGTCGATTACAACATATTGAGAATAAATGAAGCCGCCCAGTATATAAAAAACATAGAGGTTGTTTTAAATAATCCAAGGCAGTTTTGGAGAGGGTTTTAATTGACCAATCTATTGTTTTGTGTTACAATGTGAATGTGATAGACTGTAATAAAATATATTTAAAGTTCATAACAAAAAACAATAACAGACATACCAAGTGTGATGAAGTTATCGCTGCATTTTATTATGACTATGAAAATAAATCTACACAATATATAAACTTCACGCATACCGATGTTATATCAGATACTTCTTTTGCATCTTTCAAAGAATCTATAAATAATAGAGATAAAAACTTCAAGGTTTATGTAAACAATAAAAAGAAGTACAAATACTGGCTAACCTGTGAATTGGTTGATGTAAACTTATTTGGATTCATTGAGGATAATGAAATAATCGAAGAAGTTGACGATACAACAAAAAATTACTTGTCGATATCAAATGGTGAAATAAACGATTTTAACCTGATTGTGCCTTATGCGATTCACCAAAAGTGTTTTGACAAAGAGGTTAAAATGGTTGAAAAGTTAAATGAACAAAAAACTGACACTTATTGTTTTAAATTTTTTAACAATATTGTGTCTGAAACTTTGTATGAAGTTGAAAAGAATGGAATAAAAATTAACAAAGAGATTTATGATAAATTCTTTGAAGCTAGAACCACAAATGGATATGTTTACACGGAATATCATATTTACAATCCAACTGGCAGGCCCAGTAACTGTTACGATGGTATAAATTATGTAGCCTTGAAAAAAGACGATGGTTCAAGAGCAAGTTTTGTATCTCGATATAAAGATGGAAATCTGATGATGGTAGATTTTACCGGATTTCATCCATATATTGTTGCAAACATAATTGGATATAAGGTGCCAGAACAAGAAACAATATACGAACATTTAGCAAAAATGTATTATGGAGTTGAAACAGTTACATCCGACATTTTAGCTAAAAGCAAAAAATTGACCATGATAAATCTGTACGGTCAAATCAACGAACAATATTTGGAAATTGAGTTTTTCAGAAAAACTAATGAGCTTAAAGATAAATACTGGTTGGATTTTACCGAAAAGGGATATGTAACCACTCCAATTTACAAAAGAAAAATAACTCAAAAACATGTTCTAGGTGCAAATAAGAATAAACTATTTGCATATATTATACAAGCGGCTGAAACCGAATACGGAATTGATAGGTTGAGAGATTGCCTTAAATTTGTAAAGGGTAAGGAAATTTTACCAATATTATATAATTATGACGCTATATTATTTGATGTAGGTAATGTGGATACGTCTGATATTAAGGATTTGATAGAAATTATCAAAAATAAGAAATTCAAGGTTAAAGTGTACAAAGGAGAGAATTACCATAATTTAATTCAAGTGTAAATATATTTATATTTATAAATTACACTCTGAATGAACTTTAAATCTGTATTAAACGATGTTTGTTGTGATTCTCGTATAAAAAACGGGGTTGTGGATATTCGCAATCCCGATCACGTTTTTGTATTGCAGGAATATTTGGAAAAAGTTGGATTTTCAATTAATGAAATTGTAAACAAAACCGCTTCTTTATTTGAAGCTGGCAGATTTCCTGAAAGACAAGCTTACAACAAAGATGGTATTCTTGTCACCTTTCCAAACAAAGAGTATCGTGATAGAGCTGTAAATAAAGGTACACATTTTGCGGAAAATCCAAAAAAATCGCAATCCAATATATTTGCAGAACCGCCAGCGGATGTTCAACCAGAAAAGCCCGAGGGAAGTGTATCCATTGATTCGGAGTTAAACAACGATGCGGATGACGAACGATTAGATACTTACAAAAATAGAACGCCTAAAGAAAAAGTGATAGATGCTCAGGCGGTCGATTATATACTGCAAGGAGAAACCCCATTAGTAAATTATAGTGTGGATGAAGCGAAAAGATACGGTTTCTATAAAAAAGGAACATCTTGGTACAACGCTGACGGAAATCTTGTAGGAGAACAGATTTTTGATGAATCGTTAAACAGACCTTTAATTAAATCAAAACCGCTAATAACAGAGGGAGCTGAGGAATTAGAAGACGCAATAGTCAATGCCTTATACGACCGAGGATATCCAAATAAAAATATTGAATCCGTTGCTAAAAAAGTTGCAATTTCTATTAAACCTATAGTTGGCGATATTAAAGTTGCGGATAGTGTTGGACGTTTTGGTGGAGAACTAAGTCAATTCTGGAAATCATATCACGCCACCGATAATACTCCAAAAACAGATGTAATTATTAACAAATTCAACTCTTCTGTCAAATACGGACCATCTCAATTAATGTCTGGTGGAAAAAATGAATCGTTAGCAACATTTATGGCAGCGGTCGAATCTACCCCAACATTAGAAACACAAGTGATACAAAATGTAACTGCTATGTTGGATAATTTCGTAGCCTCCACAAGAACAATTCGAGGTGGAGTTGAAGATTTATTAAAAAAGAAACCATCCGAGATTAAATCTGAATTAGAAGAAAAAGTAAAAACAATTGCGGACAATGCCAACAAAGCACACAAAGATTTAATGGCATATCTAGACACAATATTCAGTCAAAATGCGCCATTCAAATCTTCCTTTGTACGAGAAGCTATGACTGGAGAACATAAGTTTCCACGCGGGTCATTTGCAATAGCAAATTACATATTGTCAGTATCCAAAACAGGAGAGTCAGTCTATTTCAACAAAATTGACAACACGGTTGTAAACAGCGTTGCCAACTCAACAAAAGTCTCTGTACGATTTAAGTCAACCTCGGTCAAAAAGAAGGGAATCAAAACAGGAGAATATAATTTTTGGAGTGTTGTTGGATTAATCGTTAAAGATTATAAAGAAAAATATACAAAAATAAATGAAATATTAGAATCTCATTCAATATTAACCGAAAATGTTATTGATCAAATTAAAGCCTTTTTACAAAATAGTTGGAAATTTATAACTGAAATTTATGACAAAATGATAGCTTATATAAAATCTGGTTTCACCAGTGTACTTAACTTTTTCGATATTGGTTTGGATAGTGAAGACATATCGGTAAATGGACGATCTGGCGACCAATCGGTTTATATAGATTTTTCTGCAATACTAAATGGCAATACACCAAGCGCGTAACGGTACAATATGATCATTCAAAAACAATTACTTTGTGCATTTGCCAATAGTACAAATTATAATCAAATAATTGACGGTGTTAAAAATCAATATGATTTGGTTGATCGGAAAATATTTGTTTTTGTAAATGAGAAGAATTTAAAGGAGTTATATCTAACATTTAATATACTGAAGGGTCATATTAATAACCGATATAAAGGAATTATAAGTGTACACAGGAAAAAGCAAACAAACACGCTTTATACGTTGAACGCTATGAACAAGTTGATTGCCGATGAAAATAACGGAGTGTTTGATAAAAAGTTTCAATTGAATTGGGATCTATATCAAAATTGTATAATTTTGACCAATGAAATTGGTGTAAAAATTGTGCCATTAAAATTATTTTCTATAGTCCCAGCTTAATATATATTTAGTACACTTGACATCGTTTTACACCTGTTGTAAAGTGAATCAAGTTAGTTACACTTCTTATCTCGGGTGAGTTAAGTCTTAACTAATTAACAATTAACCAATTAAATAATTATGGCATTAGATCTAAGTAAATTAAAGAGTCGTTTGAACTCTCTTTCAAACACAAATCAAAAATCCAACCTCATCTGGAAGCCAAAGCCTGGTAAACAAGTAGTTCGTATCGTTCCCTACAAGTATGTTCCAGAAAATCCATTTATTGAACTCAAGTTTCATTATAATTTGAATGGCAAGAGCTATATATCACCTGATAGTTTCGGCCGTCCAGATCCTATTGTTGAGTTTAGTAATCGTCTCAAGAAGACTGGCGATAAGGAAGATTGGAAGATGGGACGTAAGATGGAACCCAAGATGCGTACCTTTGCTCCTGCAATTATTCGCGGTGAAGAACATGAAGGTGTAAAGTTCTGGGGATTCGGCAAGCAAGTTTATCAAGAATTGCTTTCAATCATCAGCGATCCTGATTTCGGTGATATTACTGACCTAAGTAGTGGTCGTGATATTGTGGTGGAATTTAAGACTGGTGACGACTCAGGCAAGAATTTCCCTGAAACTAACATTCGTGTTAAGCCAAATACCAGTGTTGCGGTTGATCCGAAGAATGGACAGTTGCTTGAAGCACTCAAGAGTCAAGTCAATATTCTGGATTTATTCCCAGAGTTGAGTTATGATGAACTCAAGGATGTTATGGATAAGTGGCTAAATCCTGATACAGCAGAAACCGCCGACACACCCGATGTTGTGGCGTCAACAGACGATGATGATGTACCAGTTGCAGCACCAGCTCAAACTGTAACACCTTCACCATCTGCTGCTAAAGCAAAAACAAATGCTCCAACTAAAGATAGTGTGGAACAAGAATTTGATGACTTGTTCAACTCCTAAACAATAAAATAAAGCCGGTGGAGTTTTTATACCCCACCGGCTTTCTAGTTATACACATATGGCAAAAAAATCTAGTGTTACAAAAGAATCTGCTCAACGAGATGAATTAATTGAATTGTTGGCAAACGAGCTTAACAAAGCAAATAAAGATGGTGGAAAGATCGCTTATTTCTTGGATGAACAGGAAAATCCAGCAGAAATTAGTGATTGGATTGGTACTGGGTCGTCTATCCTAGACCTCGCAATTAGCAATCGTCCTCACGGAGGTTTGCCCGTTGGTAAGATGGTTGAATTCAATGGATTGGAAGGTACTGGTAAGAGTCTAGTATCCGCACATGTTGTTGCAAACACTCAAAAGAAAGGTGGTGTTGCGGTAGTAATTGATACTGAAAACGCAGCTGCTCCTGAGTTCTGGAAGAGCTTGGGTGTAGATTTGTCTAAGCTACTATATGTTCAATGTGAAACCGTTGAAGATATTTTTGCTCAGATGGAAAAGATGATTGCAATTGTTCGTAAGAGCAACAAAGATCGTATTCTAACAGTTATTGTTGACTCTGTAGCAGCAGCATCCACAAAATCAGAACTAGAAAGCGACCACGGTAAAGACGGGTTCGCAACTGGTAAGAGTATCATTATCAGTAAGGCAATGCGTAAGATTACTACCATGATTGGTCGTCAAAAGGTTCTTACTGTATTTACTAATCAACTTCGTCAGAATCTAAATGCAATGGCATTTGGTGACAAGTATGTGGTAAGTGGCGGTAAGGCACTTGCTTACCATTGTAGTGTTCGTGTTCGTTTGAACAATACTGGAAAGCTGAAAAAGGCCGAGGAAGTTATTGGTAACGAGTGTAAAGCGGTTGTTATCAAAAACCGAATAGGTCCACCACAACGACAAGCTAATTTTGAAATTTACTTTGATAGTGGAATTGCCGACTATAGCAGTTGGATCAAAGTATTGAAAGAAAATAATATTGTCAAACAAGGTGGTGCTTACTATTCCTATAGAAAAGATGACGGAAACGAATGGAAATTTCAATCCAAAGATTTTGTGACAACCATGCGGTCTGATGAAGCTCTAAAAGAAGAGTTGTATCTGAAGATTTGTGACGCCGTTATTATGAAATACAAGGATCCGAACAGCCAGATTGTTGATGACGCTGTGGTTGACACCGAAGAAGAAACTGCTAGAAACGAAGAATAATGAGTGGTTTCACACCAAACGAACGAAAGAAACTATTCTCTCTGTTTAAGAACATAGAAGGAGATTCCGTCACAACAGGACTAAAAAAGTCGCTTAACAGCGATGTCCTGTTGGTTGACGGGTTGTAGTTAAACACCTATATTCGTAGTTTCATGTCAGTGCCATCGCTAAATGATGACGGTCTTCATACTGGCGGTATTGCTGGATTTTTAAAAAGTGTGGGATATGCAATTAAATTATTAAGTCCTACGCGGGTTATTATTGTATTTGACGGAAAAGGTGGATCACAAAAAAGAAGAAAGATTTATCTTGATTACAAAAATGGTCGTAGAACTGATATTAGATTAAACAGAACATATAATGAATTGTCGGACAGTATTACAGAATCGCAAAATTTTAAAAAGGAATTAATTAGAACGGTAAGTTATTTGGATACCCTTCCAACAACTGTAATGGCCATTGATCAAGTTGAAGCCGATGATACTATTGCCTATCTAGCTAAACAGACATTCAAAGATAGCAATGTCACTATCATGTCTACCGACAAAGACTTTTTACAGTTAGCTAACGATAGAATTAATGTGTGGAGTCCTGTAAAGAAAAAGATTTTTGGTTGCAAAGAAATTGTGGATGAATATGGTATTACATGCAAAAATTTTATCTTCTATAGAATTATGGAGGGTGATACAAGTGATAATATTCCGGGATTAGATGGTGTAGGTTTAAAGAGAGTTGTACAAGCGTTTCCTTTTCTAGGAGAAGATCCTCAGGCTTGTATACAACAAATATATAATTATAGTGAGAATCACCGTAACAAGTATAAGATTTATGATCGTGTGCTAGACAACAAATTATTGTTGGAACGAAATTATGAATTGATGCAGCTGCATGATACTCAAATTCAATCATTCACTCAATTGAGAATTGAAGAAATAATAAACAAGCCAATTCCCCGTATAGACAAGATGGGATTCAGTAAATTAATAACTGAAGATAAGATGTGGAATAATTTGCCAAACTATATAGTTTGGTTAAGTGAGACGTGGGGTAAACTCAACAGTTTTGTTGAGTAAAACAAACAATAACTTTTTACAAGTTGAAAAATTAACAACGCAAGTATACTATTTACATATGGAGACCAACAAACAAATCATTGATAACCTAAAGAAATACGGACTTGACTTTCAAATCAAGTGCATAGCCTGTCTGCTATCAGATCGTAGTTTCATGGAAAGAATTCAAGACATCGTTGAGGCTGAGTTTTTTGAAAGTGATGCTCAAAAATGGATATTAAAAGAAAGTGTTAAGTATTTTAATGAATATAAAGATTTACCAACATTAACCGTTTTCAAAGTTAAGGTTGACACTGTTGAGAACGAAGTTCTTAAGAAGACTATTGTAGACAGTTTGAAGTTGGTATACCAAAAGTTAAATGACAACGATTTGAAATTTGTCAAGGAACAATTTTTGGAATTCTGCAAGAATCAGAAGCTTAAGAATGCTATCTTTGAAAGTGCAGATTTGTTGGCCATCGGTCAATACGATAAAATCAAGATGGTTGTTGATGTGGCTATGAAGGCTGGTATGGAAAGAAATATCGGTCATGAATATGATGTAGAAATTGAAAATCGTATGAGCATCATGGCTCGTAACACAACTAAAACCAATTGGACTGAAATTGATACCATTATGGATGGTGGTCTTGGACCTGGCGAATTAGGAATCGTTGTTGCTCCGGCTGGTATTGGTAAAAGTTGGGTTCTCGCCAAACTTGGTGCTGAGGCAATGAAACAGGATAAGAATGTTTTGCATTTTACCTTGGAGTTAAACGAAAATTATGTTGGTCTTCGTTATGACAGTTGTTTTACCGGAATAGATTTCCAAAATATTCGCAACAATATTGACATCGTAAAACAAAAGATTGCAGAGGTGCCTGGTAAACTTGTGATCAAGTATTTCCCTCTAAAGACGGTATCAGCTCACAGTTTAAAGGCGCACGCTGAAAGGTTAGCCGTATTGGGTACAAAGATTGACATGATTGTTGTAGATTACGCAGACATTCTTCGTCCAGTACACAGTGATCGTAACAGTAATAGTTATAGCGAAGCTGGTGGTATTTATGAAGAGTTGAGAAGTATTGCTGGTGAACTTCAAATTCCAATTTGGAGTGCAAGTCAAGCAAATCGGTCAGCCGCAGACGAAGATATCGTTATGGCACATCATGCTGCTGATAGTTATCGCAAAATTATGACTGCCGACTTCGTAATGAGTGTATCTCGTAAGACAAACGACAAAGTTAGTAATACCGCACGATTCCATATCATTAAAAATCGTTTCGGACCAGACGGTTTGACATTCCCAAGCAAAATGAATGCTGGCTGCGGACAAATTGAAATTTTCTCTGAAAATAGCCGTGAGGGTCTCGCTGTACTAAATGAAATGATGGATGGTGAGAATAATGTTAAAAAAGTGTTGAAAAACAAGTGGAATGCTCACAATACAGATGATGAATAATAATTCATAGTTTTGTCGTAAGAAAAAAGTTTTAAAAAATTAAAAATAATTTTTGCGACAAAACTGAAAATTAGGTTTCAAATTGATAGTTATTTTTTACCAGTATGAATAAAGAAATTTTTATAAAGAAGCGAAATGGTATAGTTGAAAAGTTTAACGCGGACAAAATAAACAAAGTGTTGCAATGGGCGACTGACGATATAAAAGGTGTCAGTTTTGAAGAAGTAGGAATGAATGCACATTTATCATTTTTTGACGGAATGGCAAGTGTTGATATTCACAAATTACTTATTGAGTCTGCTGCAAATCTAATTAGTGAAGAAAAACCAAACTATCAATATGTGGCCTCTAGACTGTTAAATTATCAGCTTAGAAAAAATGTATGGGGAGGTAAAAATCCACCCAAGTTATATGATATTGTAAAAAAGAATGTTGAGTCACTCGTATATGATCAACAAATTCTAGAATGGTATAGTAAACAAGAATTTGATAAATTGGATGAATATCTGAAGCATGACCGTGATTTTAATTTCACATATGCTGGTATCAAACAATTGTGTGATAAGTATTTGGTACAAAATCGTGTAACCAAAACTGTTTACGAAACTCCACAATTTACATATATGTTGATTGCTATGACCTTCTTCAAAGGTTATAAAGAAAAGAGACTAGAGTATATTAAAAAAGCATACAACTACTTTAGCAAACACAAGATTAATCTTCCAACGCCAATCATGGCTGGAGTCAGAACTGTAATGAAGAGTTATGCAAGTTGTTCTCTCTTTACTGTTGATGACACCCTTAAGAGCATTTTTGCTAATAATAGTGCAGTAGGATTTGCTACTGCAAGTCGTTATGGTATTGGTTTGAATCTATCAAGATTACGTGCCACAAATGCTCCTATTCGTAATGGTGAAGTAATTCATACAGGTCCAGTTCCTTTTAGTAAGGCATTTGAATCTACCGTAAAGAGTTGTCACCAGAATGGTATTCGTGGCGGAAGCGCAACAGTTAATTTCGCATGGTTTCATTATGATATTCTTGACATTCTTGTATTGAAGAACAATCAAGGAACTGATGATAATCGTGTTCGCAAATTAGATTATTGTATTGGTTTAGACAAATTAATATTTGAACGATTCTTACAGAACAAGGACGTTACACTATTTAGTTATCATGAATGTCCATCATTGTGGAACAGTTTTGGATTGCCAGACTTTAAAGAAAAGTATGAAAGGGCTGAAGCTGACAAGAATATTAAATTCAAGAAGAAAGTATCTGCTCGTGAACTGATGGGTCTACTTGCTAAAGAAAGATTGGAAACTGGTCGTATTTATACCATGCATGTAGATCATGCAAATGAACACGGTAGCTGGCTAGATCAAGTAGATACAAGCAATTTGTGTTTACATCCAGATACACAAGTTTCTTGCGTAGTTGATAATATTCCCATGAAATTATCTCTTAAAGAAGTGGATGATTTATTCAAACAAAATAAAAATATAAATGTATTATCAAAAAATATAGACAATCAAGAAATTTCTTATAAAGAAGTTTTAAATTCAAATATTACCGGTGTTGATGCAAACTTAATAGAAATTACAGATGAAGAAACTGGATTTACTATTAAATGTACAGAGGATCATTTAATTTTCACTAAAAATAGAGGATATGTAAAAGCCAAAGATTTAAATGAAACTGACAGTTTAGATATTATATAAAAATAATTATATGTTGTATTTAAACGATGAAAAAATAACAACATTGAATTTAAAAAAGGATTTTTGAAATATGTTAAAAATTAAAAAAATAAAAGAAAAATCAGATGTGTATGATATAACCGTAAAAGATAATCATAATTTTTATGCCAATAATATATTAGTTCACAATTGTCTTGAGGTAAATCATCCTTTAACTCCAATTTATGATGTAAATGATCCCAAGGGAGAAATCGGCGTTTGTATTTTGGCCGCATTAAATTGGTTAGAAATTAAAGATGATGAGGAAATGGAAAATGTTTGTGAAATTATTGTGAGAATGTTAGATTCACTAATTGATCACCAACAATATTTCGTTCCAGCAGCTGAAAACTTTGCAAAGAAGCGTCGTAGTCTTGGAGTCGGTGTAAGTAATTTGGCTGCTCTATTGGCTAAAGAAGGCATAAAGTATTGGGATAAAGAAACTCCGAACTTTGTTGCCAAATGGATGGAGAAGACGAGTTATTATTTAATTAAAGCTAGTGTACAAATGGCTAAAGAAGTTGGTAAATGTGAGAAGTTTGATCGCACTAAATTCAGTCAGGGAATTCTTCCAATTGACACATACAAGAGAGATATTGACGAATTTATTACAGAAAAATTACATTGTGACTGGGAAACTCTTCGTGAAGAAATTAAGAAACATGGTATGAGACACAGTACACTTACTGCTTGTATGCCTGTTGAATCTAGCAGTGTGATTCAAAGTAGTACCAATGGCATTGAACCACCCCGTAGTGCTATTAGTTTCAAGGGTAGTAAGAGCAATATCTTGCCTGTGGTAATTCCAAATATTGATAAGTATAAAGATAATTATACTTTTGCGTTTGACATGCCAAGCAATGAAGGTTATCTAAAGGTAGCTGCGGCCATTCAAAAATTTACGGATATGAGCATAAGCACCAATACCTATTATATTCCTTCACGATATGATAAGAATAAAGTGCCTGTACAAGACGTAATCAAAGACATTCTATTGGCTTATAAGTATGGATTAAAGAATCTTTATTATGCAAATACAGATGATGGTGATAAACAAACTGTTATGGAAGAAAAGAATGTAGAAATAAAACAACCAACTGTACAAGAATCCGGTTGTGAAAGCGGAGCTTGTGCGCTATAATAGGAGGAAAAATGAAAACAGTACTAAATAAGAAAAATATAGATCAGATGCGTAATCCAATGTTCTTGGGAGAAGATCTATCTTTACAACGATATGATCAGATCAAATATCCTAAGTTTTATGAATTGTATGATCAACAGTTAAATTTCTTTTGGAGACCACAAGAAGTTTCGTTGGTCAAAGATATTGCTGATTATAAGAACCTTTCCCCAGAAGAACGATTTGTATTTGATAGTAATTTGAAATTTCAAACTATGACCGACAGTATGTTGAGTCGTAGTATTCATGAATTAATGAAACATTGTACGAACAGTGAGTTAGAGATTTGCATGAATACGTGGAGTTTCTTTGAAACTATTCATAGTAATAGTTATACATACATTTTAAACAATGTATATCCAAATGCTACTAAGTTCTTTGATAGTATCTTGGAAGACGAAGAAATAGTCAAACGTGCGAAAGCCATTAGCAAAAAATATGATGAATTACTCACAGGTAACACCGATGTGAAACAACAGTTATTTGACGCTATATTGGCAACGCAAATTACTGAAGGATTGATTTTCTATGTGTCATTCGCATGTAGTTTTTATTTTGGTTATCGTGGAAAGATGGAGGGCAATAGTAAAATTATCAAGTTCATCAGTAGAGATGAAAATCTACATGTTGCTATTACTCAGAACATCATGAAGAATTGGATTAATAATCCAGATGAGGGTTTTCAAGACATCGTTAAGAAGAACGAAGAAAAAATCTATGCTGCATATGAAATGGCGGTTAACGCCGAAAAAGACTGGGCAGATTATCTATTCAGCAAGGGCAACTTGGTTGGGTTGACATCTGAAAGTCTAAAACACTATGTAGAGTGGTTGGCTAACAATAGATTATCAAGTTTGGGATATAAGAAATTGTATTCTAATGCAAAAATTAATCCTTTAAGTGGTTGGTTGGATAGTTATTATGATAGTAAGAAACTTCAAGTAGCACCTCAAGAAACTGAATTGAGTAGTTATGTTAAAGGCATAGATAACACAATTAATGAGAATGCGTTTGACGATTTTAAACTTTAAAATAAACTTACAATAAAAAAACGAAGACCATCTTATTTGATGGTCTTTTTATTTATATTTATAATAACAATATTATGGATGATTTAACAAAATATGCTGATTTTGCTGATTTAATTATTAAGGTGGGAGGCGCATTGAGTTTGTTGGGTGGATTGGCATTATGGCTTCACTCTTTAAAGAAGAGTGTCAATGAAATACTGGGTGAGGTAAGACCCAACGGAGGCAAATCTCTGAAAGATCGGGTAACAGCAATTCAGGCACAGGTTAATAAAGATTCAAATAACATAAATACCATATATTCTAGGCAGAAATGGATGTTGGATAATAGACCAGAACCAATATTTGAATGCAATACCAGTGGAAGTTGTACTTGGGTTAATGAAAAATACTGTCAATTATTACAACACGATGTAGAATATTTTAAAGGCAACGGATGGAAAAATGGCATTCATAATGATGACAGACAGCGTGTTGAGATCGAATGGGATCGAGCTATAAAAGATCGTAGAAGTAGCACATCAGAACATAGATTGGTAGATAGAGAAGGATCGGTGATACCAGTAAAGGTAACCGCAATTAGAAATGATGATCATGGATATATAGGGCGAATTGAGATTATAGATAAACAAAATAAGTAATATTCTATACCCCCGTACTATTTATAAGATATAACAATATGATATCTTCTAAAGAATTAGTTAAAAAACTCGTCAAAGAAACATTGGAACAAAAATATACAAATTCCAAAAAGTCGTGGGAAGAGATGATGGAAGAATTGTCCAAGGAAATTAAAAAGCCAGTGGTATTGGATGATAAGGGTAATTATAATGTATGTGAGTGTGAACCACATCATATTAATATTAGACCAATTACACACAATGTATACGATGTACAAGCATTTAAAGACGGCACAGATAGAACCAAGAAGTTGTATGTAAAGTATGAAGATTTAAAGAAGTTTGTTAAAGAATATCTAGACGAGAACAATCTAAATTATGTAGACAGTACATACAGTCGCAATGTTGAAAACAGTAAGGATAAAGAAGGCGGTAAAAAGGCAGATAAAGCTGCCGATGAACAAAATTTGGTTGATCCTGAGAAAAACAATAAAGTCGTCAAAAACATCAAGGCTGAGCCAATGAATAAAGAAATTGACGATCCCACTCAACCAATGAGAGAGGTGGAGAAGTTTGAACGCCAGGTAGATCATAAGAGTAAGAAACCTGATTATAAACCACCTCAATTGCCAAAGAATTTGCAGAAATTGGTTGTTAAATATACCAAGGGCGGTAAAACTAAGAAAAAATAATTGACATTCTAAAGATAGAGTGTTATTGTCTAAAAAAGGATTAATTATGAAGACTATATTGAGTTTGGCACTAGTTGGGGTAGTATTAACATCAACAACAGTTAAAACATTCGCAGGTGATCGTGAGTGGGCAACAGTTGGAAAAGTACTAACTGGAGTTGCCGCTGTACATGTTATCGATAGAATTGTTAATCCTCCTCCACAAATAGTTTATGTCCAACAACCCGTGGTGGTGCAACCAGCTCCAGTTGTAGTTCAACAACCGCAAGTGGTATATGTTCAACCAGTACCTGTTGTTTATTATCAAACTGCGCCAACTGTTGTATACTCTCCAATTTGTCCTCCACATTATTACCATTACCATAGGACATATCACCCTATACATCGCCAATATCGTTAATAATATTTAAACAAATAGCCGTCAGAGAAATCTGACGGTTTTTTTATTTTTGGGGTTGACATTGTAAAAAGGTCTGATAAGATTAAGGTATAGTTTAAATATATGAAGAACAAAACATCAGCAAAACTCACCGTTTCAAATCTAGACATCAAGCAGTATCTTGATACTTGTATCAACCTTCGTCCGACATCACTGATTATGGATGATCTTAAGTGGAAGTATATGGTTCGTTCCGCTCTTCGTGGAAAGAATATTCTTCTACTTGGACCTACTGGTTGTGGTAAGACTCTAGCTGCTCAAACTGTTGCCAAGGTACTTAATAAGGAATCCTCATTTTTCTATTTTAATCTAGGTGCTACACAAGATGCACGGTCTGCTCTTATTGGAAATACTCACTTTGACAAGAGTACTGGCACACTATTTAAGGAGTCTAGTTTCGTTAAGGCTATTCGTACACCTAACGCTATCATTCTTCTGGATGAAATTAGTCGTGCTCATCACGATGGTGTAAATATTCTTATGACCGTACTTGATGATCTTCAACGGTATCTTCGTTTGGATGAAAAGGAAGATAACGAAGTTGTAAAGGTTGCGGGGGGAGTCACTTTTATTGCTACTGCAAATGTTGGTAACGAATATACCGCTACCCGTGTTATGGATCGTGCTTTGCTTAGCCGTTTTCCTGTAAAAATTGAAATGAGTCCTCTTGACGTAGATAGCGAATATAACCTTCTTAAGTCACGGTTCAATATTTCAGATGATTCACACCTCCAAGTATTGAAGGCTGTATGTGAGATTTCTGACCATACTCGCAAACAGGTTAAGCAAGATGATAGTAAGTTGACTAATTTTATTCCAACTCGTACCACAGTTGAAATTGCTGAACTTATTGTTGACGGATTTAATCTTATGGAAATTGCTGAAACTACCATCTATCCCAACTTTAGTGAAGATGGTGGCGTAGATAGTGAGCGTACTTATATCAAGCAATTGGTTCAAAAGTATGTAAAGGTTGAATCTAAAGACAATCTATTCAATGATCCGCTGAAGTCTGATCAGCCTCCTTTTTAATAATTAACCATAATACTATATGAGCAATCATAGCGATTTCTGGATGACAGAGTACGATGATTGGGACTTTATTGAAGATCCCACATTGTCTGAAAATGTTGACGATTCTACTGACGATGGTAATGATAAAGATTTTCTTCAATCGGAACGCACTCGTAAGCTAATTCGTCTATCATCGGCTCGTCGTGCTGTGGCAAATTATGTCGCAATTCTTACGGGTAAAAATGTACCTGTAATGTTCAACGATAGCAATGTCAACTGCACAGATGGTAGCGTTGTATACTTGAGTAGCGACATTACTAAAAAAGACAACTTTGATGTAGCAGTTGGACTGGCGCTGCATGAAAGTAGTCATATTAAATACAGTGACTTTGAACTGTTTAAGACAGTTTGGATGAAAGTACCTCGTAGTATTTACAATTACACCGAAAAGCTGAATATCAGCAAGGACACGGTTGGCACTGTATGTAAAGATATTTACAATTATGTTGAAGATCGGTATATTGATTATACTGTACACGAAAACGCTCCGGGTTATCGGGGGTATTATGATGCACTATACGATGAGTATTTTAATTCTAAAGTAATTACTGATGCATTGCAGAGTGATCTATACAAGACCCTTAGTGTGGAATCATACATGTTTCGTATTATCAATTTAACTAATCCAGATACAAATCTAAGGGTATTGCCAGGTCTTTATGACATTGCCAAGATTCTAGATTTGAGCAATATTAAGCGTTTGGAGAAACCTTCTGACAGACTTGATGTGGCATTCCAGATTGCTGAAATTGTGTTCAAAAACGTCACGGAGTTTAGTGATATTAATAAAATCAAAAAGTCCTCTGCTGGATCTGATGGAGAAGGTGATTCTGGAAACGGTGAACCTTCAAACCAAACTGGCCAAGATGGAGAATCTGAAAGCGTTGGAATTTCCGTTGAACAAAATTCAAATCAATCTGGAGACGTAAGTAACGCAGATTCTTCAAGTTCTGGTCTAGATGATTTACTTGGAGGTACTGAATCTGCGGTTGCTACAACGCAGAACGATAAGATTATTGACAATATTGGCGAAGATAAAAAGGTAAGCAAAACCAAGCTATCAAAAATCAAGAAGGCTTTTGAAAAGCAAAAGGAGTTCTTGAAGGGATCTATTAAGAAGAAAAAGGTTACCACGAAAGAAAAAGACCTTTTGGATATTCTTGAAAAGAGCAAGGTTGAGATCGTAGATGTTGCACAAGAATATGCTAAAAATTATGGAGTAATTGGCGGCGTTGAATGTATTGTTGTCAAGAACATGACCAAGGAACTTTTGATGTCCGAGGAATGTCCAATGTATATTGGAAACAATAACACCGATACATATAAGCGTCATCTCACAAATGTAAATGCTGGTATTATTATGGGCACCAAGCTCGGCCGTCGTCTACAAGTTCGAAATGAAATTAATACACATAAGTTTTCTCGTCGTTATACTGGGAAACTAGATAAACGATTGATTCACGAATTGGGATTTAGTGACGAGAATATTTTCTATACAACTCTTACCGAGAAGTATAAGAAGATTAATTTTCATATCAGTGTAGATGCTAGCTCAAGCATGTCTGGACATAAGTGGGACAAGGCAATTCGTTTATGTGTTGCTATTGCTAAGGCTGCGTCTATGTTGGATAATGTAAATCTAACCATTAGTTTTAGAACAACTACGGGTAAGAATCCGTATATCTTGATTGGATACGATTCCAAAGTAGACAAGTTTAGTAAGATTCGTAATCTGTTTCCATATCTAACTGCAACAGCGGTGACTCCTGAAGGATTGTGTTTTGAAGCAATTATGAAACATTTGTCAACTTTCTCTAACGATGCAAACAATTATTTTGTAAATCTTAGTGATGGTGAACCATATTTTTCATATAATGTCGGTACCACCTCTATTAGTTATAGTGGTCTCTCGGCAGCAACTCATACACAGACCCAAGTTAAGAAAATTCGCAATGCTGGTTATAATGTAATTAGCTATTTTATTTCGGATAATTATTTTAATCCAAATAGTAAAGAGCTATTTCGTACCATGTATGGTGAGGATTCTAATTTCATCAATGTAGATAATATTATTCAAATCGCTGGAACTTTGAATAAAAAGATGATGGAATCGCTTGACACATAACATACCTGTGTTATAATATATTTGTGGGTAATTACTACCTAAAAAACATAAACAAAATAATAAGGAAAAAATAAAATGAAGAAGACTGATCGCAAGAACAAGACTAACCTAACTGTAACTTGGCCAACTGACATTTTTACTATTAAAGAGTTGAACGCCGCAAATCCTGACTTCGTGGAGATTACTCTACGAGTTCGTCTCAAGAAGGCACTTGAATCTGGAGAGGTAAATGATGTAGGTGTGTTGCATAACGGTAAGGGTCGTCCAACAAGTGTATTTGTACACGGCACTCCTACAGAGGCTCATATTGATGAAGCTAAGTCTAGGGAAGTCATTCTAAAAGATAGTTTGGTTGTCAATGTACTCAAGGTTGACTCTAACAAAACCCAAACATCAAATCCCGCTGTCATTACAATGGATGTTGATATGCGTCAACGAACTGTTGCTTAATATTTACTTAAATGTTGTAAGACCACTGCGGATCCAATTTCATGGGTCCGTTTTTTTCTTTTATATAATAATATATTGAGGAATTTTTATTGTGTTCTTTTATACTTTTCATGATGCCCTCAACCATATTCCATTTTCCATAATAAATGGGAACATCAAAGTTATTATCGTAAATTGCAAATTCTGTCGTAGAAAGTTCTAGAACATAAAATATTGATTCTTTTGGATTGAGTTTTTTAAAGGTCATGATATAGTATATATATGGATGCATTACAAGAATTTTTCGGAGTAGAAGCATTTGATTTTGAAACCAATAAACGAAAATTGATTCAAAACTTAGATACGCTCAAAGCCATGTCTGTCGAGGAACAGACATTTTATAAGAAATGGCAAGAAATACAATCATATTCAGATGATTCGGTAAAAGCCAACACTGTAAAAGCTAAGATTTGGACCCCAACCGATTTTAACGATGAATCTTTAACTATAAAGGAAATTGAACAGTGTAATCCTACACTTGTACATATAGATAATAAATTGTTAAATGATGATTGGACTACACTGCGAGTATTTGGTCATACTATGAGGTTTGATCAAACCCCCGGCAGATTTTTAAAGTTTTTGATTACAGATGGAAATGTGGACAATCCACGATATATTGGAGTAATCAGCGTATCCAGTGATGTTATTTCAATTAATGATCGTGACACTTATATTGGTTGGTCTACCGATAACAAAATCAAAGATAAAAAGTTGGCGCATAGTGCAATTGGTAGTTGTATTATGAGTACACAACCAATTGGATATAACTTTTTGGGCGGTAAATTGGTTGCCGCTATGATTACTACATCTGCGGTCAGAAATTTGTGGAAGAAGTTGTATAATCAAACATTAGTAGGAATGACCACCACTAGTTTGTATGGTAGCTACAGTATGTACAACAGCTTGAAGTGGTGGCACAAATGTGGATCAAGTGCTGGAAAAATTGCAATTAAACCTGATGAAGACCTTTATAAAGTGTGGCACGAATGGATTAAGGAGAATTTTAGTGAAAAGTATGATGAAGCCATGACTCAACGAGAAGGAGTATCAGGACCTGTAACTGGCGCTAAATCTAGGGTAATATCCATGATTTTTAATAAGTGTGGAATTAAACAAAGTGCATATCAACATGGATATGAACGAGGCGTATATTACAGTTGTTTCTATGACAACACTAAAGAGTATCTTCAAAATAAAATCGACGATGGACAGTTAAAGATGAAAGAACTGTACACCAATGATGTAAAGGGGGTTACCGATTGGTGGAAGCCTAAAGCCGTAGAAAGATATAAGAAATTAAAGTCAGAAGGTAATTTGAAGACCGATATTCATTTTTATAATAAAATGATTGGAATGAGTTATGATGAAGCCAAATTGCACTACTTCAAAGAAGTGGGCCGATAATCTTTGACTTTCTATATAGAGTGTGTTATAATATTAGTATGAATAAATCTCTGTGTTGCATTTCACTCAAGTTACAAGAACAAGGTATTAAAGCGTCTACAATAACAAAGACGAGGTTTTTTGCACTTAATCGTAAAGAAGCTGAAAAAATTGTAGCTGATAGAACACTTAATAATGTGTATGTTACTCGTAAGACATTGGAATATTGTGCTTTACACAAGTGGAATTATCGAGTAACAAGTGGCATGATGCCATTGGAAACTCTTCCAGAAGCTAATTTGTTGTTGGAAAACACTTATAATTACAAGGCTATACAAAACGAGTTTACATTGTGTGCTAAAATTATCAAGGAAAACAAGATAAGGTGTAGTACTCATCCGGATCAATTTGTTGTGCCTGCTAGTGCAAATAATAATGTAGTTAAGAAATCTATTGAAGAACTTAACATGCATGCTAAAATGATGGATATGTTGGGACTACCTCAAAGTTATGAGGCTCCTATCAATATTCATATGAACTGTTATAAAGGTAACCTTAAAGACATCGCCTTTCGTTTTATTGATGTATATAACACACTTTCTCACAGTGTACGGTCTAGGCTGACCCTCGAAAACGAAGACAAACTTAATAGTTGGAATATAGAAGAGTTGTATGATTATATTTATTCAAAAACCGGAATACCTATCGTGTACGACAACCTCCATTTTCGGTGTAATAGTGGTAAGTTGACGGCTAAAAAAGCTGTAAACTTAGCTTGTAGTACTTGGCAAAACTATCGACCGTTGTTTCACTTTAGCGATAACGACCCGAATAACCGTAACCCCAGAGCACACGGTAATTATGTTCGTGAACTGCCTAGTGAATATGTTGATTTGGATGTAGACTTTGAATTTGAGTTCAAGGCGAAAGACTATGCCATTGAACGATTTGAGACTGAATATAAAATTTAATCAAAAAAGTTATTGACAGATTGGTAAAGATGTTGTAATATAAATTTAAGTTAGTAACACACTAACGAAACAAACAAAAAAAAAATAAAAGGAAAGTATATATGTATACTCGTAAAAATGCTCGTAACAAGACTAACTTCGTCGGCCATAACACCAGTGGCGTTGAGATTTATCTCTCTACTCCGTTTCTGAAGGCTAAGAAGGCGTCTCGATTAACCCTCCGCGCTGGTAACGCTCGTGTCGATCTCACCGGTCGTCAGATTAATGCTCTCCGTGAGGTTCTCGCTGCTGGTACCCGTACTACCCGCGCCTAATCGTTACGAATGAACGAAAACCATAATTTGGTTTGGATGTGGTTGCTAGTAGGACTGGCAACCACATTTTCTTTAATTAATATCTATTTGTTCGTTAGATTGTTAAAGAAACTTGATGACAATATGCTTGTAGTGTCTGAAGCACTTGAAGTGTATAATGAACAGTTATCTCGTCTTGTAAAAGATGTTGAGGTTTTAAAGAAAAATGTTAGAACGATGAATAATGAAGTTAAAGAAAACATCCGATATCGAAAAGACAAAGACTAAAGGATTATTCGATCATATAAATCACATTCGTGAGGTTAAAGATCCTAATTATTATGTTAATTTGACGGATGAAGAAAAGAAGTCATTTAACAAATATATGCTTGTGCGTATACTGAGTATGGATAGTGATGTAATTGAAGAGATGTCGATAATTTCAAAATATTTTCAAGTTATTCCAGAAGAACAATTTTACAAAGTATTGATTGATATAATTCCAAGAGGTCGTAAATTTTGTAAGTACATTAAAAAAAGTACTGAAAATGTAAATGAAACGATACTTGAATGTATTTGTAATAAGTTTGGTGTAGGTAAAAGAGATGCTACCGATTATTATAATATACTTATTACGAACGATGTTGGTATAAAAGAACTAGTATCACTTGTTGAAGGATATGGATATAGTGAAAAAGAGATAGAAAAGTTATTTAAATAATATGAAAATTATAGGAATTAGTGGTATAGCTCGTAGTGGCAAAGACTTATTTACTACAGTTGCGCAACGGATATTGTCTGCTAACGGATTAAAGACTGAAAGATGTGCTTTGGCGTATGAATTAAAGAGTGATTTAAAAGATCTTATTAAAGAAAAGACCGGAATAAATGTTTTTACGGAAGACACTAAAGAAAAGAACATTATTCGTCCGTTACTTGTTGCCTATGGCGATGTGATGAGAAAGATTAGTGAAGGTAAGTATTGGACTTCTAAAGTTGAGACTCGTATAAGTACATTAAAAGCTGATGTAATTTTTATTACTGATATAAGATATGATGTTTATCCAGAGGATGAGTGTAATTGGCTCCAAAGAAAAATGAATGGTAAATTAATTCATTTAACGAAATATCAGATGTCACCCGCACCATCTAAACGAAGAATTAGTACAACTAAGCCTGTAAAAGTGTATGAAGCGGCGCCAAATGAACATGAATTATTTAATAATCCAAAAGTGAGAGCTAAAGCTGATTATGTTTTTGAATGGGAAGACTATAGTCAAAAACTAGATAAATATAAGTTGGAAGAACATCCTTATATTATTGAAAATGTCACGATAGCGCTTCAGAAGATTAACGCAATTTAATTCGTTTAATTTCGTGAGATCCGTTATGGTAGAATATAATTTCGGAATCTGATGTTTTTAATTTCAAATAATCTATCATATTTACAACTGTAGAATTTACTAAATTAATGTATAATATATTACATTCTTCAGCTTTTATAGCTTTTCTTTGTCGTTGACAACTACATATTTTATTTAAAACGGATATACAATTTTTAAGCGTATTAAATTGTGAGATATTATCATTTCCAAATATATTTATAAATTCTTGATAATTGCCTATAATCATAATAGTTTTCTTATTATTAAATATAATAACAAACTAAAAATATAATTTATTGGTAATAGTATTAATGAGTGCTCAATAGGGTGACCTAAATATAGAATAAAACTTAATACACTAATTAAAGTGCTCCAAAAACATAAACATATTGGACAACTAATTAATTTAGTCAGATATCCAGGATATTTTGTATAGAGAAAATTTGCATAATTACTCATCACATCTTCTTCTAATTTATATTTTTCAAATTCAGGCAATTTTAATAAATATCGCGTTTTAGTTAATTTGCCAAATGTTTGAACTATATCACTTTCAAACCACATGGTTAAAATAAAAGTGATAAAACAAATTAAGGAAACATTTATTATTATATAATTAAACATATTGAACATAATTATTTTTCTATGCATATTATGCCTTCGTAATCAAACAAAGACCTAGTAAAATTTTCTTGTTGTGAATAACCTATTTTTTTAATAATTTCTATTTTATCGTACTCAACTAAATCATCTATTGCTTTTTTAATTTCAGAAAATGCACCATAATTGTCGAAAATGAAGTACTTCTTACCGTCTGATTTTAATTTTAAAGCATTATGTACATCTATTTGAACCGCATCATAGGTGTGAACAGCGTCAACCATGATTACATCGGCAGTGTCCACAGGCAATCCATATTTATATACATCTTGCCCAAAGCTTTTTACATTGGTTCTACCATTTTTTTTACAGAACTCATCAGCTTTATCAATTTTTTTTTCATTGATACCATATACTTGTTTGAATAGAAAACTCAGAATAAAGGTTGTATATCCCAAATCTGAACCAATTTCTAATGCAGTTTTGTCTTTGAATTCTGGTTTATCAAAGAATGAATAAACATCACGCTTAAACTTTTTTGAAGTGGTGTATTTATGTTCAAACTTATCTGGTACTAAAGCTAATATTTCGTCTATATTCATAACAATTTGGTAATATACCACTTATCATTAATATCTATTAATCCTTTACTATAATCTTTTAAATTTTTTATTTTTAATTTAAATATATCAAATTCTGCGTCTCCAATTTGACCACTATCTTCCAACATCATTTGTAACATATTGAAAAATTCAAAACTTTCATTTGTTAATTTGTTCGAGTCAAATTCTAATATCACATCATTTACTTTAGGATCTTCACACCTCTTTAATTTTTTATATAAATCAAATTTAGTATTTTTTTGTTCAACATTGATATATTGTTCATATGGTACATCTGTGTAGATGGTATCACACCAAGGTTCCAACAAAGCTAATTTATAAGCATCACAATTTTTAACTACAAATCCAACATCATACCGTTTAGGTACGATAGGCTTCATTGTATCATTATGTTTAACAAAATGTCCCCATTTGCGAATAAAATTTCTAGCACTCCTATTGTTTTGAGCTAACCATTCATCACTTTCCTTTCCGACAGTAGTTAATGTCGGATTATATCGACTTCCTCTACAAGTCATGTGATATGCACAACCTTCCCAAGTTTGAATAAACTTATATTCATTGAGAAGAAATCTATTAAAAATATCACTATCTTCTTTACTTTGTGGAGCGTATAATGGATCGTGACCACCTATCGATTGAAAATCTTTCTTATAAATGGCCCAAGGCGCAAAAATACCCTCCGTGGTTTTATCTTTTCTAGTTAACTTGGTATCATTAAACCATTTCAAAAAACCAGCTTCATTGAAGTCTTCTGGTTCGGTACCAAATGCTTGTACGATCTTTTCTGGACCTGGAGGATGTAGAGGGGGTTCAATTCTGGTTAAACTAACGATTGTACCTGGCTGAATATATTTTTCAACATATTTATCAAAATTTGGACATGCATACATATCCGCATGATAAATCATGACTACATCATTGGTAGCTACTTCATTGATTAGACGGTCGTATAAAATTGTATGACCCAATCTAGTTGGTCCGTCGTTACGAATAAACTTAAAGTTCGGGTCTTTTTGAGCAGTTTCTTTACACCAATCCAAAGTGCCATCGTTACTGAAGTCGTCTGCAACACAGATTTCATGATCTTTGTGACTTAAATTTTTACGAATAGCCTCGTAACTCCATTTAAGATATTTCAGATTGTTTCTGCTCGGTTGGATAAAACTAATTTTCATATTGTATATATAATACTTATTGTTGTCAACTTTTAATTATAATTGTTTTTATGGATAATATTGATAGAATTTACTGCATTAATATGCCACACCGAACTGATAGATGGGAGCAATGTTTAAAAAATTTTGACAAAATAAACTGTACAAATTATCAGAGAACCGATGGTCAGAAAGTATCATTTAGTTTTTTGAGATCTCATGAAAACGGTAACTTTGGGTTAATAAAAAGCATGACGAATTGTTTTAAAGATAGCATAAATAATAATTATAATAATATTCTTATATTTGAGGACGATTTTTTACCAACGGCTCATTTTAATAACGATGTGATCAAAAACACAATAAATGATGTGTATACTACTAACGATTGGGATATGGTATATCTGGGATATAGAAAAAAAGGAGATATTAAAAAGTATAACGATAACTTAAATAGAATATATGGTGCTTATACTACACATGCTATTTTATACAATAGAAAATACATTGAGTATTTATTAAATGAATTACCCCAAGATTGTTGGGACAATAATAAGATTAAAAATTGGATTAAACAACATAGGGCAATCGATGTTTATTTTTCAACGGAGTCTAATGTTAGAAAATATTATTGTGGTAAATTTAATTTTTTCACTCAAATGCCTTCACATTCTGATATAGAAAACGAGTGGGTAGATTATAATAAACTAATATCATAAAGTTTATTATAAGTTTTTGACATATAATATTCTACTTTATTTCCATATGAGTCGTCTGGTATGCCGTTAAAATGATACACCCACCCATATTTAGTAAAAACTAAATCGTCTGTTAGACCTTCCATTAAATTTAACCCCATCATATTAAATTCATAAGGAAGTATTGTAGTATCCACATTGTTTGTCTGAAGGAAAAAATTCATCGGAGTCTGATCCGTGCCCAGTTTAACAGTAGATTCTACCTGAAATATACGATCTCTATTTTCAATATAATATTGTTTGAATTTGTTTATATGATCTTTATGAGATTCATTGAATATTTGAAATCCGCCATTAATATAATTCCATATGTTTAATTTGTAACCATTGAACAACAATTTACTATAACATTCGACGCTTCTCATTACCCATTCATAAACTACACCGTCATGTACACCTGTATATTTGTTTTCAGTCATTTCAAAGAAATTTGGACATTCCGGATGTACAATTGTATCCGCATCAACAATTAATACTTGATTATATTTAATATTACTTTGTTCTAATAGATCTAATACGTAGTATCTTTGCCATGCCATACTAGTTATATTAGGATCCATTATACATTGATCTAAAACTACTACTTCACAATCGTATTTTTTTGCAAAGTGTTTCCAACTTTTAATACTATAGTCAAATATATTTTTTACTAATGGAGTGTTTCTTAACTTTTTTTCTCCGTTGGTAGATACTACTGCAGGTATGAATATTATATTTTTCATTTATAAAATTGATTTATTTGACTCCAAACTTCGTTTATTAATTGATTTCTTTGTTGTATTGGAAATCCTGTAAAATGCCACAGATAACAGTATTTAATAAAGAATGGCGTTGGATCATTTAATTTATCATTGTGCCACATTAATCCTTTTTTAATCATACCAACAGTATTCCAAGAATAAGGTAGATATTTACATTTAATGTTGTGTAGTTTTAGGTGTAGGTTTAATAGAGTTTGTTCTTTTCCTGTATTTGGAACTGACCAATTATCAAGAATAACTTTATTGTTTAAATAGAATTGTTTTAATGTTTCAAAAAACGGTTTATGGTGTTTCGTAAAAAATAAAACTCCACCATTAATATGTTCGCTTAGTCCGACACGAACATCTTTAAACTGTTGAAATGTAGTTTTATATGCATTTTGACTAGTTTCCATCCAACTAATCGAGTTTTGATCCAATACTCCAACAAACTCGTCATTGTATAACTCAAATATATTAGGAGCATCCCATCTGATCATTGTATCAAAGTCAACGATTCCGATTTTTTCATAATCATTGCCTATAAAATCAAATACAAATTCTTTGTGCCAGACGCTATATTTTACATTTGGTAACTTTTTATCTACAACTTTGAAATCTATATTATGTTTATTACAATAATATTGCCAAGACTTTATTGTGTGGTCAAAATATGTTTTGTGATTGTGTTTTGACAATTCATCTTCTATTGCAACCATCATTATACAATGTTTATTCATCTCGTAATGTATCCCAGTTAGTGTTTATTAAATGTTTTTCGTTTTTATAATGTGCAAATGAACATACTTTTTCTTTATTTTCGACTTGCCACCGAGCCGTTGTATTAAATCTTCTGTCCAAGATATCAATTTTAATGTCACTCTTAGTCAAGAAATAATTAAAATATGATTGTTCATAATCTCGACGGGGTGGATACTTTTTTAAGTATGATTTAACATCGTTGCCAATCTCAGATTTATATATATCAAACAGTTTCTTAGCAGAATTTTTATTTAATCCAAATACTCCTGTATTGAACATATAATTTATTGTACACATGTGATTATATGTTGTTTTAACCCAATGTTTAAATGATTGTACAACGGGTAAATTTTCATCTTCAATTGTTGTAGTGTATTTATCAAACGTTCTATTTTCTCGATCTAACACAAATGCTGCCTCGGTAAATTTATCAAATATATTTTCTGCGGTTTTTAATATTCTTACATCTATATCCAGAAATAATAGTTTATCGTAATTCGATGATATAAACTGTTCAATTATGTAGAACTTATCAAAGTGTGGACTATAATTGTTTTTAGTTTCGGTCAAAACGAAAAAATCAGAATTAGTGTGTTTAGCATAATATGAAAACGAATTTAACATTGTTTTCGCATATGCGATAGATCCGATGTTGATTGTAGATATTAAATTACTCATATATACCAGTCAATTCTTTACATATATCTTCATTTAATTTTAATACACATTTGACTTTGTTTGAACAATTATTTACATGTGTACCATATAAATCCTTCAAAAGCACATCAGATTTCTCAAAAAAAGATCTATCCATGATATCTACAATGGCATTTTTAGTTAATGTGTGGGTAAAATTATCATCAAACTCATTGCAACTAGTCTTTTCTAAAAATGGACATTGCAATATAGAATCGACATGTATTGCATTTAACGCTCCTCTAATCCATCGATTCTTTTTATTTCCAACGAATAATCGTTTATTACCTGAAAATAATCCGGAGATTAGTTTTTGAAACGAATTGACTTTATAATGTACAAAGTCCGTATCAATTTTGCAAAATAATGAATTTTCGTATATAGATAGATTTCGTTCTATATATTTTTTCATCAAATTAAATTTTTCTACATAAGAGTTCTCTTCTGAATGAAGAAATACACCTTTTACTCCATTATTTTTTAAATATTGATCGTAATTAATACCATCTATTTGTCCAGATGTAAGTATAAAATAACTTTGCGTATTTGTTAGTTCTATAAAATTTTTATTTACAATAGTGTAATCGTTACACACTGCGTCTAAAAATGTGTAATAGTGTACTTTATATTGATTCATATCATTTCTTTTTAAAATATCAATGGTTCTGAGACTATGATTAACAAGACTATTTAGTTTAAATAGACTCATAAATTTTTTTCCAATTATCTTTCCACCGCTTTTCTGTATAATATATTTGATATAATTCTCTAGACGCGTGTGAACATTTTTTATAAAATTCCACGTCGTCTCTCAACCTAATCGCAAGTTGATTTGCTTGATCTATATCACCTATGTTAACTGACAAGCTTGGATGCAAAATTTCTTGTGTGTCCAAACCTTTATAACCTATACATGGTATACCAAGATATGCACAGTTGAGAGCAAATGTACCTGCGGCGTGAGTTCTCATCAAATGTATACCCACATTAAATTGTGATAGTGTGTGTATCCATTGAGTCCATTGCATATATGGTAGATGTTTTAAATCCGGTATTTGATCTTCATTTGCAATTTTTCTGCTCATACTTGGAACATATATTTCTTTATTAAAGTTACGAGCAACAAAATAACTGTCTGCGCCGCCATACCAACTACAGAAGTTGCCCCCTATAATAGGATGTCCACTGTTCTGATTTTTGATGTCTTTTACAGTATCTTCAATCATTAATGATTGTAAATTGAATGTTGGTTTTTTAAATATACCTTTAAAATATGATATATCACTTTTATTATGAACCAATAAGAAATCCATCTGATTCAAGAAATTTATATAATTAACTTGGTTTGTATAATCATAATCCTGATAATACCAAGCTGGGCCTTCCTGCATTACTGTAGTTTTCTGGCCAATAGACTTTACTATATTTAATAAACTAATCACATCAAACTTTTCTAACTTTTTAGGTAATATTACTATAACCAAATCATATTGTGATACACCTTTGGATGGTTTACTTAAAATATATTGAATAGGCAAATGATCCGCGTTCAAAGCAATTTGCCACGCAAACTCCGTTCGTACATTTTGAAAATCTCTGGGAACTTTTCCTAAGTGTCCATTTTCACTGACGAAACATATTTTCATACACTTGCGTGATTCATTTTAATATCTTTAAAACCTTCTTCGTATTTTTCAACCATTTCATTTTTAATACCAACTCTTATCTTGTTTTTACCACGGATTATTATTGCACGTCTACCTACTTCTTCCAATCCTAGTAAATTTTCTTTGCCTTTACGAATATCTGATTCTAAATCCCATATTTCGCCATTAATGATATAAAGTCTATCGATAAATGGTTTAATATTGTCGTATTTATCTAATTCATGTTTATAAGTATTTAATTCACCTTGGAGGTTTACGCCTTCAATTCTTTCACTTTTTAATAGTGTAATACTATATCTATCCGCTATTTCTGATATTGGCATTTTCATAATTAAATTTCTATTAAATTATCTAATCTTAGGAAAAAGTCTTTGGTTTGATTGTCGATAAAATTTCTTAAGTTAATTGTATTTTGTTTATATTTGTCTGGATTTTGTTTGATATCCAAAACTTTATTTATCATATCTTGTCTAGATTCGATAAAGACGATATCTTTTTCTGCACCATACCAGTTTACAGTGGGATATCTATAAGATAGTAAAGGACTCCTTGCAAACATAATTTCTGAATAACGACCATTTATTTGACCATTGGTTCTTTGATTATTGCCAATTTGTGCAACTGAACTTTTAACGCTACAGTACAAAGAACCTACATCATTTTCAGGAAGAACCCCACCATAGTGAGGCCAATCTGGCCAGCCACTTCCATAAATTTTAAAATCAAATTCTCGAAATCCACCGTAGTATGTATCTCGTTCTAATTTATAAAACGGATCGGTTAATCTTGCATGACCCATACCTAAGAATACACAATCGTGATTGTATTCCGGTTTATAAACCAGTTCTTCATCCAATAATGATGAAAAGTAATATTCAAATATGGTTGTTATAATTCCTTCTGATGTGAAATATTTTGCAATATTAGGAGAATTAGTTATGATTTTATCAAACCATTTACCTTTGTATTGAGGTATATCTTTTTCACTGTTAAGTATTCCTTTAGAAGCGTATAGTAATATTTTTTGACACTGTAAGTGTTCTACTACTTTGAACGTTTCTCTGTCTAACATTTCATAATACACTAACTCGGGTTTGAGTTCCTGTATAGCATCAATATATTCAACTGTTGCAGGAACGCCGTTTAGTTGTTCTACATAATAAACTGTATGACCTTTGCTTTTGAAATGTTTAGCAACAGTTTCGTTTACTTTGTAATTTCCCATTGGGAACGGTTGATGAAAAACAATTATATTCATAAATTAATAAGCGCATAACATTAAACTTCCGTAAGGACTGTTATATTCTACTGTATAGTTGTCATTTATTTTTTTCAATGCTTTAAATACATTTTCTCGATTTGTTTCAACATAGTCACATATCGGTTCATTCGTTTTTGAATGATATTGCATTTTTCCAAACATATGAGCATCATCTATCGCTATAATATGATTTTTAATATGATGATTAGCAATTGTTTCTAATTCATCTAAAAGAGGTACATCTTTTGGTCCTCTTGCATATTTTTAAGATCCTGCGTGTGCATCTAACCAAAAACAACATGGTTCATTAATTGTAGGTAGTAATTCTTGCAACCCTTTCACACTATCTGAGTTGATTAATTCGATTTGTTCATATAAATATGTTGATCTCGATTTAAATTCTTCGTCCATTTCATCGGTATGGAAGTTAAATTTAGAGGTATCGCCGATATATTCTTCAAACAATTTAAATCTTTTACTAGCGATTTTTGCTATATTTTCACCTAGTTCAAATGTATAAATTTTACTAAATGGTTCTATAGATCCAAATCTTTCTAAGAAAATTAGTGCTAATCTTCCTTTAAAAGTACCGGTTTCTATTAAGATTTTCGGTAAATTTCTATTTGAAAGTTTTGATAATTTTTCGTAATATTCCGGTAGAATAAATCCCATATACTATATGATAATTGATGGTGGATAAGTATTTTGAAAATTGTATTCAAAATCTTGTGTTATTTTATAATAACTATCTCTTCTTAATAAGTAAGGCATTTTAAAAATATTTATTCCTTTAACTATATTCCTATTATTCGACATGAAATTATATAAACTATATGCCAGCCAACATTCTTCACAGTACAATTTTTTATTGGACGAGAGTATATAATTTTTTTCTTCTTCATTAAACGATTTTTGGATATCAAAATATACGTGATTAAAAATTTTCATTATTTTTGAACTGGAAAAATTTAATAGATCTCCAAGCCCAAATAGTTTATGATGATTAATTGACGGATAAAATTTTATGTTATCGGATGCGTTAAAATTTTCTTTATAAAAACTTAATCTTTCCTTTTTAAATATTAATGTGTTTAAGATAAAAACATCCATTCGTATTCTAAATACTAAATCGTATTCAAAATCATTTTCTTTTTCATATTCATCCTTTAATTCAAACGCTCTTTTCGTAGAGTATGAGTACGATACAAAATTATTGATTGGTCTATACTTGCTAACGTTTTTATTTTCTACATTAAATGTTTGTATGTAATCGGAAAAGTCTTTTTGATTTTCGAATTCAAACTTTTTTGGTTTTAAAATATCTAAAATTTCATTATTTTGAGTTCCCCAAAAATGAAAGAAAAAATCAATTTCGTGATCAAATTCAAATAAAAATTTAGACATATATTCTTTATATAAAGATATAAATCTAGGTTGACCACAGATTATGAAAGCAATTTTTTGTTTCATTTCAATGTATTTAAACAATCTTGATACGTAAAAAACTTATTTTGATTCGTGTTTCTATACATATCAAGATTTTGTTCGTTTGTATTTCTTATAATTTTATACCAATCGCCTTTTTTTGATTGTGTACTTTCTTGTCCTAAAATATTTAAAGCATAATTTCTTTTAAGGGGATGTTCTCTATTATGTACTTTAAGTACATTTTTAACAACATATTGAATATATTGTTGTCCCATTGTTTTCCTACAGGATTCCATCATGAATGTATCATCAGATGCTATACCAAATGCGGCCAACGGTATATTAGCTCCAGACTTAATTAAGTCTGTTGAGAATATAGCACCGGATCCATCAAATTGTGGATAATTTAATATTCTTATATCTAATTCTTTAGATTTTGCATTAATTTCATTCATTTCGTCTATAGACATCACATATCGTATAGAGGATTTTTCTGTAAAACATTTTGGTTCTGTTTTTTCATAATATTTTGCATTTTCAAAATCTACATGTTCTAATGGCGACCAGCTATTATCCCACATTTTTCTTATAGCAAAAGTAACTACATATTTCCAAATATTTTGTGATGTTGAATAATTATGAATTTGTTCTAAAATGGGAAATGTTTCTGCAGGCATATAACAATCTGTTTCTCCCCATATTAATATATCGTTATTCGTACAATTTAGATAATTAAAATCTCTACGATAATTTGCCATTGAATATGGTTCTTTACCTTCTAGTATGTCATATTTAACATTTACACCTTCATTTTTTAATCTATCTATTTGTACAAGAAATTTTCTTTTAAGCTCTTCTTTAGAAATTTTTTTTGTATCAATTAATTCAAATGCTTCGGACATGTTGAATGTAAAATGATACGATAAATTTTCTTTATTTTCCACATGTTTTAATGTATTAATTATACCAGAAATGTTGTCGGGAAACATTTCAATTTCATAAAACAATATTTGAGTGCCTGTAATATATCGATTTTTAATTTGCATATTATTCAGTTGTAATACCATCAATATTTTTAAAAATATTGTAATAATACATTACTAATTTTTCAGGGTTATACTCTTCTATATATTTTTTTCTAAAATTTTCTACTAATTTTTTTTGCAAATGGTTATAATTTGATAAAACATAATCTATTTTTTCATCTAAATCTGAAAAGTCATGTTTACACGGAATATAAGTTTCATTTGGAATATAAACATTTGGAAGAGTTTCTATAAGGGACATATCGGGTTTAATGAGAACGGATCCAAACATAGCAGATTCTAAATCTCTAGGCGAAATTTCTCCAAATCTAAACGGCGCTAGAACGATTTTAGAATTATACATTCTATTATAATATTCATTTATTTCATACTTTTTATTATTTACTAATTTAGTAATTTTATATTTATTATTTAAATTTTTAAATAAATCATCGCGATGTTTTTTGTAAAAAATTGAGTGATTTATACCATGTTCGAATGTATCTTTTTGTGAAGGTGAAAACATAGCAGATACATCATATTCTTTATTGTTAGAATATTGATACCAACTCGGTTGTATAGTAGATAACCAATTTGCATGAGTTAATTGTCTGGTAAATTTTTCTTCTTGTGAATGACCTATTTTACATACGATTTTTATTTTATTAAACTCGATTAAATCAGTAATCGCTTTTTTAATATCTGGGTATGCACCATAATCGTCATATATAAAATATTTTTTTCCAATTTCATTTAAAATATTTATATATTTGTCTTCAAGTAATCTTGTAATTATATAATACTTTCCTTTTAATTTTAAAGATGACAATGCATATTCAATTATGTATTTGTCTTTTACTTTTACGAATGGTTTTGGTTCGTTAAATCCCTTTGAGTTGAATTTAGTTCCGTAACCGGCAATTGGAAATAAAATATTCATGTTATCCTCTGTATAAAACGTAAGATATATCTTTCATTATAACTGGAATGTTGTGTATTTTTCTTGCAACATATCCCAAGTATGATTCTGCATGAGGAAATGGATAAATATTATGATGATGATTTTCAAAATCTAAAATAACTGATGTAATTTTATCCATTGTTGGTGATGATGAAATTATAAATGTATCTGCCATCCTACTATAAGTGTCTCCGTTTTTCAAGGGACAAGAACTGTTCGCTATCCCACTGTGATACATCTCAGGAACATATGCGGATGTTTTAATGTTTTCATCAATTAACTCTTGAACTATAACTGGTTTATGATAGAACACATCTATTCTGGTTTTTTACAACTACATCATAAACGAAATTGTTTGCTTTTTCATAATCACATTTCAATTTATTGGCCATATATGCAGAATAAAACATGCTTGCAAGAGCACATTGATTTGCGGTTTCTACATTTGGCAAATGTGCATATTGTGAAAAGGAGTTAGGTGGTTCTGCCATAAATCCTTTTGGTTTAAATACTTCTTTTAATACTTTATCGGTGTGTGGTTTCCAAATGCCTAATTTTCTATTAGGCATGGCAGAATCAAAAGGTTTGTTTACCACACTTTCATCATACCATGTATGTATAAATATGTCTGTTATATTTGATGGTATAACAAGTGAGCTTAATGTGTAATGAATTGAATTTGGTATTCCTCTTGGTTGACCTGAAAGACACAATGCGATTCTCATATTTTCTGTTTTAATTGTGATTATTTTACGTTATATCCTCTATTTTCTTCCTCCGTAAACAATTTATTATAGTTTAAGTTGGTTTGTCTTTGTTTTTCGATAGTTTTTTCATGTACTATTGCATAGTCTTTTTGAGGCGGCAAAAATGTGTATGATTTAAATCCCTCAACTTTTTCATGTAAACGTCGTTGATATCTAATGTGAGATAAATTTTTATAAATACGGGATTGGTAATCCGGTGCATTAATCAAAGGCGGATTGTATTTAATTTTAACGATGGCCATAATATTTTTCTAATAAAAATTCTTTTGTGATCGAACTTTTTGTATTTTTTTTTACTATTCTGATTTGAAGGAATAAATTCAAGATTGTTAATAGAACCTATTATTTCCGGATTTATACCACCAGTAAACCCCTGCTTAACACTAAACTTGTGATCCAAACTATACGAACCGGATATTTCTATTCGAGCACGTTTATTGTAATTTTCTAATTTTGTTAAATCGTTTTGATTTGTATAATACCATACCAATTGTTTATATTGTTCCCATTCTGATTTTTGAGACAACGGAGTGAAGTATCCAAGATCTTCCATAGTTTGTCTCCATTGGTCAACACATCTATTTTCCGAAACAGATTTCGTAACTTTGTCTCTGTATTCTTCGTTTTTCCAAAACAATTCACTATGTTTTCCTATGATTCGTTTAGTATTTTCATCACGCTTAAATCCGGTGTGATTTTTTGCATTATTGTTTATAATTTGACTTGTATGTTTTGTTAATCCTTTGTTCCAAGGTGGATTATTTTTTCTATACGCTATCATTCTTTTAGAATGTAATTCTCCTGTTTTTTTCAAAGAATCATTATTTTCTTTTGTCAAACCTAAATTCCAACATCCACATTTTGAACATTTTCGGTTTTCTCTGAGACAACATCTAGCTGATGTGACATTTTTATGAAAAACATCGTTTAAACATTGTGGACATTTTCTAATCCAAATAGATTTTCCTTCATTATTTTTAATTTCTCGTATTGAAGAATAATTAAATTTGGTCGTGCCTATGGGTCTCATATTATTATATAATCGGGATTAATATATATTAATTAATTTTATATTCTTCTAATATTAATCCTTCATTTTTTAAGAATTTATATTCTTCGGACGTATCATCAATTAATTTTTCGTGTATTAAATCTTTAAATGTATTACAATTCCATCCCCACATCATAATATCTTGTTGAGTTACACCATAAAAGTAATTTAAACGAGGTAACCAAATAACTTCATTTGAATCATTAGCTTCTAATATTTCGTTTATATTTTCTAACAATATATCTGTCGGACATTCGTCTGCGTCTATTTGAAATACCCATTTACCTTTACATAAACTTATACCATAATTTTTATGTGCGCCATAATCTTTATCTAATTTTTTTTGATAAAAATTAATTTTACCTTTGAAAGATTGAATAATTGTATTTGTTTTATTATTATCAGAATAATCGTCTAATAATATTATTTCTTGATTATCTTTTTTGTATAAAATTAATTTTTCTAGAAGTCGATTTAATGAGTCTTCTTCATTGTGGCTTGTAATTAAGTATGATAAAAACATATTAGACTAACTTGAGTTTTGGTAAAATAATTTGATTTTGTAGTTTACCACTGTCATTCAATGGTTTTAATTTTGGAAGAACAAATGTATTTTCTACTGCAAATTTAGGTACATATTTGTCTAATAAAGACCACAACTTTGTATCCATTGCCTGTAAGCTAAACTTTTCAGCATTTTCAGCACGTAGATATTCAGCCTTTTGAATAACTTTATCATTATTTCTATTTTGATAGATATACTTTAGCTTGTCTTCAGCTAGTGAATAAGCTACTTTAAACCACTTACTTTCCTCTAAAATCCATTGATTTACTGATTTTTTATCAACATTTGATAAGTTTCCTGGCAATAAATTAGCGTATTGTGGATTCAAATAATCTAAGTGACCACTCCAATTTGATGTTAATAATGGTTTACCACTTAATGTTGCCAATAACATTGGATGACCAAATCCTTCTCCATGAGTAAATGAAACATGAGCTATTATTTTTTCATGGTTAAATAACGCGTTCATTTCCATATCGTTTAACTCACCGTGTAACAAATATACATTTGGTGCATTTTCTCCAAAAAAACCTCGTATACACTTGATTTTATCAAGGATTTCAAATCGATCAACTGTCGAATAGTTAGCGCCGTTTGTTTTAACAATTAAACAAGGACGATCGTGTTCTGGACTGTTTTTGAATGATGAACAAAAAGTTTTAATTAAATTTCCTATATTTTTTCTATCATTGTACAATCCACCATGTGTCCATTGACCAACAAATAGAAACGCATAGTTTTCTTTTATTTTGGATAAGGCTTCTTCGATGGTATTCGATTTTTCATCTGTCTTTTTATAAACAGATGTATCCGCTCCCCAAAAACAAACCTCAATTGGTTTTTCAATTTGAACAGGTACCTGTTGACCATTTTCCAGTTTTTTAGTCATTTTTGTTTCTATAAATATTTTTTTAACATGGTTGGACAATCCAATTGTTAAATTCATTCTATTGACACCTTCTAACCAAGAACCAGGACATATGGTGGTTTCAATTCCAGCAGTCATACCGATATTGTATTTTCCAACAGGTTGAAACTCTTCTGGAATGGTTAATTGAATAAATAAATCTGGTTGTTTATTCAATTGGTTCTGAAGAAACTTTGAAGCAACAACTTTATCTTCGGGATCGGTCAAATCTTCCAAAAATCGTTTGCTTGGACAATTACCCCAACGAGTTGGTGCAATTTTAACATCGTATTTATCATAACGAATAATAGATTTGGCTACTGTTGTTGCCCAGTCTCCGTATCCGCTTCGGTTAAATACTGGTCCTGAAATTAAACATAATGGTTTGCTCATATTAATTATTAAATTGTTTTGAATCTCTTTCTTGTACTAACTGTGTATATTTTTTTGATGGCGTAGGTACGCCTCCCACTTTATTATATAAAGCCTCCATCGTGGACATTTGTTTAGCCGCTACATCCGCTTTTTCAGACTTTTTACTATCCGTACTACCAAATCCACCATCTCCTCGATCAGTTGTATCTAATTCGTTAACCAAAACAAATTCCACATTTTCTACTTTGGTTACTTTGAGTTGACATACTTTATCACCTTTTTTATAGATTTTATCAGTGTTGTATGAACCCACAATTTTTTCTGTAAATATATTAAGATCCTCTGGCTGCCAGATATACTTGAATCTAAGCAATACTTCCCCACGATAATCAGCATCGATTAGTCCGATACAATTAGCTAGTACCAAATTATATTTACTTATACTACTACGAGGAAACGCTAGAATATCATAATCTGTTAAATCTACACTAAATCCTGTATGAGATACTTGTTCTTTTTGGACGGCCATTTTCAGATTGGTCTTATATTGAATATAATCAATTCTTTTATAAGAACCATCTTCACGTTGAATACCCACAATTTCCGGATCACTTGTAGTGACAACATCATATCCAGTTGCACGTTTTGTACCTTTTGTAGGTAAATTACTTACTTCTTCGTAAGTTTCATTTTTTAAAACTTGTATTTTCATACTATTTCATTTTTAATCTGTTCGATGTCTACCTTGTGCAGCTCAAATCCAAGTTTTCCTTGCGGTAGATTTTTAATATCGTACCCAATATTTGTGTATATGTCAAATTTTTTAACAGGTGTAAAGTTATTAATCGTAAAATCCATAGCTGTACTGAATTGATTACACATATTTTTACTATTAATTCCTCCTTCACTCATCGCCCACTTACGACCCTCAAATCCATATTTTTCTCGTTTTTCACTGCCTACGAGGTACCAATACATAATAGCGTCAGCTATGTCACTATAGTCTGTCAAGTCATCCATAATATATGGTGTTGGAGGACTGCCTTGAAGGTTTTGAACTTTGGTCCAAATAGGTTTTACCCAAACACCATGTTTCTTATATTTTGCAGTAACATTTGTACCGAATTCTAAATCAAATTCGACTGGAGAACCATCATCCTTAGTCATGCCTATTTGATCTTGTAGACCACCTGTAACAGTAGCTATAACAGGAGTACCGCACATTATACTTTCAGCAACACTCAATCCAAATCCTTCGTTTGAACTTATATTTGCGGTTACATCTGCTAAATTGTAGAATGCAACCATTTCTTCTGGAGTTCTACGAGATTCATCGATAACAATTTTATACTCAGGACATACAGCTTGTACTGTGGCCGGAAGATCAGTTCCAGCTTCACATACTTTATCGGTGTGCATAATTAATGCACATTTTTTTGCTTCCTCTGGAGTTAATGAGGAACAAAATGATTTGAATGCCATTATTAAATTTGCAGGATGTTTACGATGTGCATTTCTACTATTAAATGCAATAATAAAATTGTATTCTCCGTCCCCTAGATATTCTTTTTTAATTTTATTGATAGACGAGTCACCTTTTGGAAGGGGCTTAAATTCGTCACTATTGATACCGTGCGGTACTAGATGTAATAGATGTTTTCCTTTTACTGGCATAAATTATCCTTTAATAATGTTTCCGTTGTTATCAAAATCACCATAGACACTGGTACAATTTTCTGGTCCCAATACCCACTTATTTATATTATATGTTTGTTTGCTAATTGTAAACAATGCATCACAACTTTGATAGAATGGTTTATTCCACATTGGATACGGCAAATCGTCCCAAATATTTAAGTATGTTAATGGAATTTTACTGCGAATCTGATTTTCTACAGCATATAACCATCCCCAAAAACGAGGATCTGTAAAGTGAAGAATAGCATCTGGTTTTTCAATAGCCATAACTTGGAATAAAATTTCCTCGTCTCCATACCCGTCTACCGGATATAATTTAAGATAACAGTCGTTTCTGCCAGTCATTTTATCACTGGCCTCTTTCATATCTACAATTTTACCTTTCTCAGGATGATTAATTGCACCCGCAATTTGTACCCAATCGTAGTGGTGTAGTGTGCCTAATACAAGTTCTCGACTCATAGTGGCTACACCAGAATGCATTCTCATTACAAATCGTCACTCAGAAGAAGAATTTTCTTCTTGTGACGATTTGCTGCCTCCTTAACAGCGATATTATCAATATTAATCATATTATTTTATTTATTGTTCCGTCGTCATTAAAAATATAAATTTTATATTTAAACCCACACTGAATCGCAGCGTTTTGTTTTAATGACATATTTTTTTTTGTGTAAATTGTATGTATAAATTGATTTAACATCAATCAATAAATTATCGGATTTTATATAAAAATCTGGACAGTGAATTCTTTCTTTTTGATTCTCTATATATTTTATCTTTGGAATTAAAACTCTGTCATTTATAATTTCTGTTTCATTATATTCCGTTAATAAAAGATTCAAGCCAAACGGCTCATATCCTTGACACTTTACATTTTTCCCAGATAGCAGTGTATAATTTTTCCATTTACATTTTATAGAATTTGAAAATTGCGGATTTTCAACTCCGTGAGTCTTTAATAAAGTACTTTTAGATTTTTCTTTCACACTATCCAACTGAAACCCATTTTTTACGCCATATTTTTTTAACATTGTCTGTTTATACGACTCACTTCTTTTTTTAAGATTTTCGTGATTCCAAGATTTTTTGATAGACTCCGCATTTCTATTTACCCGAACATCGTTAGTTT